TTAGAAAAACGTAACTCATTTAAGGCAGAAGCGCAAGCCTTAGTAGCAAAAGCAGAACGGTCAACAGCAGAATCTGATGGTATTTCTGAAATTGCAACTGAAATTCGCTCCATTGATTCTGCTTTAGCAGACATAGAAACAGAACGTGCAAATGGCAAACAAGTAAATCAATTAAACGAACGGAGTGTTAAAACTATGGATGAAAAATTAGAAAAGCGTGCCGCAGCGGACTTATTCCGTGGCGACATGTCAACACCAGCAGTACAGGACTTCTTAGCAGAAGCTCGCTCAGCAGAACAAGTAGAATTGCCTGTTGAAGAACGTGCCTTGCAAGATAACGGTTTATCATGGGGTACTTCAACTGGTGCAGGTGCCGGTGGCGCTTTAATCCCAACGCAAGTTGCGAACATGATTATCGAAAAATTGCAAGAAACTTCACCAGTATTTGCACTGGCTGAAAAGATTCCTTCAATTACTGGGAACCTTCGGATTGCTCGTGAAGACGACAACTCTGATGATGGCTTCGTTGGTGAACTTGAAGAAGTTAAGGCACAAACTCCTACGTTGAAGAGTATTGAATTGACTCAGAAACGTGTCGGTGCCTCAATGCAATTAAGTAACCTTATGATTAACGATGGTGCTCCTGACATCGTTAACTATGCAGTTGCTCGTTTAGGTCGTTCATTGGCTAAGGCTTTGGAACGTGCTATCTTAATCGGTGCTAAGACTGGCGAAACTGCTGCTCACACCTTTGGCCCAGTTGTTGGTAATGCCGACACTATCAAAGCTAAGGTAGCTGCTGTCGATGCTGTTACGGTTGAAGAATTGATTGGCATTTACACCGCATTGAACCCCAGCTACTTAGATGGTTCAGCTTGGATCGTTTCACGTGACGTGTTCAACGTTATGTCTAAGTTAAAGGACGGTAACAACGAATACTTGGTATTCAAGCCAACTGCTTACACTGGTTCATTTGGGGCAGCTGTTGCTCCACGTCCCGGTTACCAATTGTTCGGTGCCCCAGTTTACGTCTCAGATCAATTGAACGACAATGCTACTTCACAAATCATCTTTGGTAACTTCCAAGCTGGTTACGCAATCATGGTCAAGGGTGGCTTGAACTTGACTCACGTTACGGCTGATACTGCACAAGCATTAGCTGGTGGTCACTTAGTTGTTCTTGATGGCTACATGGACGGCCAAGTTAAGAACCCTGCAGCGTTCGTTACGGCGAGTATTGTCTAGCGATCCTATTCCATCCCCACTTGCAGTTAAGTCTGTATCTGTAACAGATACTACGGCAACGATTGAAGTGGAATAGTTTCACATTGAGGGCTTCGGCCCTCTTACATAATATATGAATAAGGGAGGTGGCTCTCTTTTGGTTAATAAAAATGACACATTTACAGTAATGCACAGTGGCGATATGATGTTTGCCTCCGCTTTGAAAAGCCCGATTTCATTAACAGGGCTGACACCTGAATCTTCCCACCACAATTGGTATATTTTAGATGAAAAAACATTGGAAAAAGAAACTATTCCAGATTTTGCAACTACTGGAATTCGTACACCTGTTTTAGACAGCACTAAGTTCAATTCTGACGGTACGGTAATGACTATTCATTTTATACAACCGAATGATGTTGATGATCCTTATTTTGACGTTCTTGATAATCAAAATAATATCGTAGCAGCAAACAAGACAGACTATTTTGATATTAATATTGAACCGGGATTGCAAAACGTTGGTTGGACTGCCAGATACCATTCTGGTTCAGGGACATTGACAATCCCAGCGTTTACTGCTCCATTACCAGACTAAAAAGGAGGTGCTCTTTATCGCTGCCAATATATTACCAGATGATTTATATACCGTTTATAAAAAGAATGGTGATGACTTTATTACCGATGAATTAGCCCCTATATCTTTGACGGAGCTAGTTTCTGATACTTTACGTTCAGGATGGAAAATTAAAAACCAACGAACTTCTGAGGAAGCTGTTATTCCTGATTTTAAGACTACTGGAATGAGAACTCCAGAATTAGATAGAATTGAATTAAATAATAACGATACGTTACTTTCAATTCGCATCATTGTTAAAGAAGATGTAGACGACCCCACGTTTATTCTTTACGATGAAGGCGGCAATGTCTTAGCAGAGGGTTTTGAAGAAGTTGCCGAAGTTGCTGTAGTTCCCGGTCAAGTAATTCCTGCAGGGTATACTGTTCAATACACAGGCGGTTCCGGGGTATTAACCTTACCTCAAATTTCAATTCCAGAAACTACCACCACTACCACAAGTACGACTATTGCCCCCACGGAATAGGAGGAGGCAGTTTTTATGGTAAGTCCAGATGATTTATATTCAATTTATCGTAAAGACATTGACGGTAAACTTCCTTTAGAAGATTTTACAACGCCCGCTGAATAAAATTTGTCTTTTAAAGATAAAAATCAGACAGATCCTTGTCTGAATACATTACGAACATCACAAAGCATCATAGGAGACGTTTCAGTACATACGTAGTATAAGTTATCGAGGAGTTATTTAGAATTGATTATATCGTCCCTTATAAGGGTATTTTATTTTCAGTTATCAAAAATAGGCGATAAAGGGGTGAAATGTATGAAATATGTATTATGCCAACCATCAACAGTGAAGTTTGAGTGGCAATTAGAGGTATTCTGCACAAACCTTATTGACTTAGGTGTAGAACCATCAGACATTGTGCTGTTATTTACTAAAATAGATGATGAATCAATTCCACAGCGTCTTGCAGACAAGTATGGTGTAGAGATCCACGTTTATTCTGATACTATTCAAACGTTTGGATATATGCCAGCTATTCGACCTTATCTATGGGCTAAATACCTTGAAGAAGATCGAAGCCGTGAAATTGGCACATACTTATACTGTGACTCAGATATTATTTTTAGAGAGCTTGTAGATGTAGATAAACTGGACTTAGCACCTAATCGGTGGTATGGGAGTAACTGCAATGGTTACCTTAACTTAGATTATATCAGAAATTGTAAAAACGGTCAACGTACGCTTATTCAAATGGCAAAAGTTGTTAAGATGGATGTTGACTTCTTAGAGACGATTAACCTTAATTCTGGTGGTGCTCAATGGGTTATTCAAGATCCTAAAGCAGCCTACTGGAGAAAGGTATATTCTGACTCAATTGATATGTACAGAACGCTTAATTTAGCTGATAGTGACATTCAGGTATGGACTGCAGAGATGTGGGCGATGCTTTGGAATATGATGTATTTCAATATCGGACCTGTGGTTGACAAGGAATTAGATTTCACTTGGGCGACTGATAGTGCTTCTAAATATTACAAGACTAAAATTTACCATGATGCTGGTGTCACTCAAACAGATACAGATCTGTTCTATAAGGGTAAATATGACAAAGGTAAAGAACAAGAAGACCCATTCAATGAAGACTTTTCCTTCGTAAATCGGAATAAAGCTTCTTGGAAATATGTTGCAGCAATCAAAAAAGTAAAGAGGTGATGAGATGGCAGTAACAATTGACGACTTTAAGAATCAAATTAATGCCGATAGTGATGAAGAGGTTGACAAGTATTTTGACGATGCCGTTGACTACGTTAACCTTAAACTACAAATTATTGATGGTCAATACGCTAACACAAGATCTAATTACTTAGAATCTGTTATCGACAGAGCTATCTTAGAAGTAGCAACTGGTTTCTATCTTCGTCGTGATGGGACTCCTGTTAGTGGTACAGTCAACTCATCATCTCTTGATACCTTGATGGACTATGTAAGAAACCCATCAATATAAGAGGCGATTAAATGGCTAACAAAATTGATCTTTGGCGATACAAAGAAAAACTGTTACTTGGCGAAAACGGGTTTACAGAACTTGACAATGGTCAGATTATTGATAATGGAGCCGCTATCACGGACGCAACTTTTGAAACAAAGTATACTTTTCACTGTAGTCAATACCGTGTGAGTGATCGTGTCATTGCTTCTGTTAATGGTTCTGACCTAGAAAACACTTTGGTAGTTGCGGTTAAACATCGTCCAAACTTTGATTACGATACTTACACTGCTAAGTTTCGTGGTAAGTATTACCTTGTGACCTATATCGTCCCTGATACATCTGCTATTTTCACTTATGATTTATTATCTCTTAAATCAGTTGTTAAAAACGGTGGCTCTAGTACTTCGTTTGGAGAAGATACAACAAGTTCATCGAGTGGAGGTGGTTTTGGTGGCGATTAAAGTAACAGGTAACAGCACTGACTTCTGGAGCATTGGTGAAGAAGGCACTGACAGCATGCTCAATCTCGTTAATAAGGTTGGATTCGATCGTGCTGAACGTTCTTTAATCGTTGAGGCTGGTGCAGAGATCGTTGAAAAACATCTGTATGACCACACCCCGTATCTAGACAACGAGGACGTTACTCACAAAGAATTATATGGTTATTCAGTAGGCCACATTCGTGATGGTATTACTCATAAACCAAACCAATTCTTTAATGGTGCTACTGAGGTTGGGTTTAATCGTAAAGTATATCCAATCGTTGCGTGGACTGACTGGGGGACATATCGTCAACCAGCGCAATTTTGGTTTGAAAAAGCTGCCGCATCTCTTCCTTATGGAGAGGTTTATGCTGCACAAAGAACCGTTGCAATGGCCCTGTTAAAGAAGAAGGGGGTTATTTAAATGATTTCTAATGATATTAAAAACCTTATTAGAAACGAAAACTACTCTTTTCTTCCTAGTAACTATGTATATGCTTATGGGCTACCGAACGCCATCCATGCTAATGTGCAAAATGAGGTTGTAATCCTTATTAATGATATTAGTCTTATCCCTTCCAATTACGGTAGTGATAATGGTACCACAAAAGATGGTACAGTTCAAATCCAATTCTTTTATCCTCTATCTGAGGGTAGAGACGTTACTACGGTTATTGAAGATCCTATATTGGATATGCTTCGTGATAACGGTTGGCGCATTACAATTGGTGGTGGGGTTGATAGAGATCCTCAAACATCACAATTTTATACTACTTATCACTTAAAGAAAACTATTTATAAATAGAAAGAGGTAATTATTAATGGCTAAAACAAAAGGTATTGATTCTGGTCGGGTTGCTGTATTTAAGTCTGACGACTCAGAACAAATCGACACTGCTATGACTGCACTTGGTACGGAAGGCGTCTACACAATTGATGAAAAGACTGCCGAAGGTATTACTGTTGGTAATATCACTGGTTTAGCGCCAACCATGACTAAGATCTATGGTTCTGACATGGTTGTGGAAACATCTGGTAAGGGTACTTCTGGTGCTACTGCAACTCTTGGTGCCAATGATATTCCAGAAACAGTCATTGATGCTCTTACGGGTGTTGAAGAAAACTCTAACGGTATTTCAGTTATTACTTCTAACACTCGTCCTCCATACTCGGTTCTTGAATTTATCACTCATAACCGTCAAGAAGACTTGGTTCACTTTGCTCTGTTGAAGGGTACTTTTGGTCTTGAAGATCACAGTATGGCTACTAATACTAATACTGAACAACTTGCAGTTGACTCAATGACCCTTACGGCTGTTAACCGTCAATCTGATAAAGCTGTTTATGCAAAGGTATCAGAAGGTAATGCTAAGTTTAACCAAGCTGCATGGGATTCATTCTTATTCCCCGGCACTCACTTAACGACTACTACTACGACTACTGTTTAGTAGCCTCCCCCCAATTATGGGGGTTACATATAAATATTTATACTATAACATTCATGAAAGACGAGGAGATTTATATGACAGTCAAAATTGATGCAAAGGTATTAGGACTTAAAAAGCCTATCGAAGTAAACGAAACCAACAAGAATATTAAGAAAACTCTACGGGTTCAAATGGATAGCGATAAGCTAACAACCATTGAAACCGAAGGTCTTACAGATGAAGAAACATATGCAGCGTTTGTGGAAGCTAGATTCGATTCAAACGAACTTATGTTAAACTATATCTCTGACATCTTGCGTTTAACAGATGCTCAGATTGACCGTTTAGAAGATCTAGAAGAAGAACCAACCAGTGAATTCTTTGGTCAAATCCTAGCAAAAATGATGCACCTTGACGATGTTGTGGAGGATGCAGAAGACGACGGTACGCCCAGTAACTAGCGTTTCCGCCGCAGAGATGTTGCAAGACATTAACTCTATGGAAAAGACATTAATTCAGAACGGTATGGATACTTTTAGCTCTTTGGAGGAAACTAATTATTTTGAGTTAATCGAAGTCATGTCTTCCGAAGAACGAGAAGATGAGGATGAGGTTATTCCGTTGGGGTATTGGTTGGAAGACAATCATATCTAAAGTCTACTTTGGTAGGCTTTTATTTTTGTAATTAAAAGGAGGAGAAACAATGGCAAAGGACGCTGCTTACGGTAGCTTAACTTTATATGTTAACGTGAATGATGCCAAGGCTCAAACCTCTTTGAATACCTTGAAAACCAACATTCGTTCTATGGGTGCTGAGTGGAAGGCTAATGCTACAGAAATGAAAGCCGCCGGGGATTCAATGGGCGCACTCGAAACTAAAATCGGTGGACTTAACCGACAAATTGCGGCACAAGAACAGTATAATAAAGGGCTTGAACACGCCCTTGAAGGTACTGTTAGAGGGACAGATACAAGCGCTCTTGCGTACGACCGTTGGGAAGCTAAACTTAACCAAGGCAAGGCTTCTATGGCTCGTATGGAAGCTCAGTTACAGTCCTCTAACGCTGTATTCCAACGTTCGTCTACTGGTATTGAAGAACTCCAACGCATTAATAAGGCTTGGAACGATTCAATGGATTCTTCTGTTTCCGCTTTAAAAGCAGAAGGACGAGAAACAGAAGCCAACGCTGAAAAGAAAAAAGCTTTAGAAGTTCGTACCGAAGGACTTCTTGAAGAACTAGTTAAAGAAGAACACGCTTTAGATAACATTGAAAAAGCAGAAGGTTCTTCTACTGTTGAGATTGAAAAGCAAAACACTAAGGTAAACCAAGCTCGTGAGGCGTATGCTAAGGCCGCCAAAGAGCAAAAGGAATACACTAGTGGGTTGCATGATCTTAAAACAGCTCAGAGTAGCATCAATACTGCTACCGATGGAGTTATCACTCGCCTTAAAGGGCAAGGAAAAGAATTCCAATCACAAGCTTTAGAAGCTAAGAAGCTTGGAGCCATTCAAAAAAATCTTGCTGAACAATATAAGATTGAGTCTAAAGAACTATCTAATATTGAAAGCAAGACAGGTAAAGCAACACAAGCGTATGCTGAACAGATGGGTAAGGTTACTAAGTTAACCACTGATATGGATAGCAACAATAAACGTATCAAAGAGATTAATAAAAACCTTGGCGGAATGGGGACTGCCGGTGGTAAGGCTAGAGATGGTCTTAACAAGATGGCTTCCGCCGCATCTAAATTCCAAGGAACAGCTAACACTATCTCTCGTGGGGCTGTTGTTGCTGGAGTAGGTATTGCTACCATTGTTGGTCAAGGGCTTAAGTTAGATGCTAGCTTAACTACTAGTTATACTAAAACTCAAAACTTGATTAAGACTTCTAATACAGAAAGTACTTCTGAAATTAGTAAGAATATGGCTACTATGCGTTCTAATACCACAAAGTACTCTAACGAGTATGGTATTTCTCAACAAAAGATCGCTGATGGCTATCAGGAATTAATCAAGCGTGGTTATTCATCCGCACAAGCATTAGGTGCTTACAAGAGTGTTATGCAAGCTGCCGTAGCTTCTGGTGATGATTTAAATGACGTTACTACTGTTGTTACTCAAACCCTAGAATCATTTGGTATGAAGACTGACTCTGTTTCTGGTATGATTAAGAACACGAGTATAGTAACAAATGAAATGGCTTATGCTGCCGATATGACAGCTACTGACTTTCAGTCTCTTGGAAAAGGGATGGAATATGTAGGTAATACTGCTCACCAAGCTGGTTTTAGTTTGTCTGAAACCGCCGGTGCCATGGGTATCCTTAGTAATAATGGGCTGGAAGCCGATAAAGCTGGTACTGGGCTCAGAAAAGCGATTAACTCTCTTGTTACGCCTACTGATAATGCCACTGGTGCTTTGAAGTCAATTGGTTTAACTACCAAAGACTTTACTGACAAGTCTGGTAATATGAAGTCAATGTCTGATATCTTCAAGACTTTAGGCGATCATATGAAGGGTCTTACTGGTCAGAAGCGTACTGATATTTTTCACGCTATTTTTGGTACTACTGGTCAACAAGCTGGTGGTATCTTAGTTGATAATGCTAGTGCTTTAAAAGGTTTGAATGCTCAAATCCAAGAAGCATCCGCTAATAACTATATTGATAAATTATCTAAAGCCAACTTAAAAACCCCTATAAACCAGTTTAACATATTAAAAGAGAATGTCAAGAACTTTGGTGGCGAGTTAGCTAATGACTTACTCCCAACTATTGTCACTGTCGGTAATGAAGCTCTTAAATTTGTTAAAGGTTTAGATTCATGGTGGAACAAGATGAGTAAGTCTCAGCAACTTAATGTTGCTAAGTGGACTGCAGTTGGTGTTGCAGCCGTTGCGTTAATTGGACCTGTGACTAAGATTATGTCATTAGCTGGTGGTGCTGTCAAGCTTCTTGGCGGTATCCCACGACTGATCTCGTTTGTTGGTAATAGATTTAAAACATCTGGCACCGTAGCAACCGTTGCTATTAAAGAACAAACTGCTATGGTTCAGCAATTAACTGCCGCTTGGACGGAAGCTGCTACTGCCGCAGAAGGAGAAAGCATTGCTTCTGGTGGCTCACATGCAACCGGGGTAGGCACTCGCCGTACTAAGGGGTCTAAGGTAGGTACTACTGCTGCTAAGACTGCTGAAAGTAGTGTTGTTCAAGAGGGCGAAGAGGTTGCTGTAGGTGCTGCAAGCAAAACCGGTATCTTATCCAAGGCAAGCTCATTCTTTACCAAGAGCGCAGTTGCTTCACGTGCAGTATCGGGGTTAAAGATTGGTGCTGTCGGTACTGCTCTTACAGTCGGAATGGAAGTTGTTCCTAAACTTGCTTCTGGAAAAAAGATTGATTGGGCTAAACAGCTTAAATCATCTATTCTTGATGTTGGTGCCGGAGCTATTGGTGGTGCAGTTGGCGGAGCTGTAGGTGGTCCTATTGGTGCCGCTATTGGTGCAGTTGTTGTACCTATGGTTGCAGATAAGTTGAAGACCGCCTTTGTTGATAAAGATTTTACTGCTCACGTAAAAGTATCTAAGATTAGTACTTCTGTCAAGACTGACGGGTTAAGCGAAGCTGTTTCGAAAAAGATTCAGCCTGTTCTTAAAGATCTTTCTAAACATGCTAGTATTAAAATTAGCGCTGACACTACCGCCCTCGGAAAAAGCCGTAAAAATGTTGAAAAGGATTCTAAGGCTATCACCGCTGTTATCAAGGGTGAACAAGCTAAACAGATTACTTCTGCTAAGAAGTATTTGGATTCTCAACTTAAAGACGGTACAATCACTCGTGCTGAATACAATAAGCAGTTAAAAGCTGTTAAGAATCGTTACAACACAGAAGTTTCTACAGCAACCAAGTCTGCCAAGGATTTAACGAAGGCTCAAAACTCTTACTACAAACGGCAAACGAAGATCGCTTCTGGTGGCACAACTCAACTTCAAAATATTGCTAAGAAGTACGGCAAGAATTCTACGCAGTATGAAAATGAAAAGAACAAAGAAATGCGGAAGTCTTACCAATCATATATCAAACGTTACTTGTCTGATATGTCTGGTTCTGAAACTAAGGTAGCAGCTGCTGTGAAAAAGGGCGGAGATAAGCAAAAAGATCTCCGTGCTGACCTTAATAAAAACTTAGGTAAGTATAACAAGTCACAACTTAATGACCAGCAAAAGAAATCTAACGAAATCTATAATGCTGCTGTTAAGCCAGCTAAGAAACAACGTGACTCTGTTATTAATGCCGCCGAAACGACCTACCAAAAAGCTAAAAAAGCTGCTCAGCACCAACGTGATGATACTGGATCAATTACTAATGACCAATACAAGAAGATCGTTGCGAAGGCTAAGCAACAACGTGATGATACGTCTAAAGCTGCTGATAACCAGTACAAGAAGGTTACTAAGTCAGCTACGAACCAACACGATGAAACAACTAAGACAATCAAGGCGCAAAAAGATACGATCACTCGTTATATGAATGGTCAATCTAAAAACGCAGTAGCCGCCGCTGAAAAGCAAAAGAAGGACGTTACCAATAAGACGATTGACCAAATGGATAATCAGATGACCTTATCTGATCGTCTTGGCCGAGGCTTAAATAAGGTGTGGGGCGGAATTTCTGGTTTCTTTAGTGGAATGTTCAAAAACTTATCTAAGGGTTCTGGTAAGGTAACTACCTATACTGCTAACGGTGGCATTTCGACAAGTGGTATGAAGTACGCTGGTGGTCCCATCAGCCAAGATCAAATGGCATTGGTTGGTGAAGAAGGTCCAGAAGCTCGCATTAACAAATCTACGGGCCGTATGGATATTCTTGGTCAGAACGGTACTACGATGGCTCAACTACGTGCAGGCGACCATATCTTGAACGCTCATGACACAGCATCGCTGTTTACTGGCGGTATGGGGCGAACGATTCCCGGATTTGCTAAGGGAACTACAGACTTGACTCATTTTGGCACTTATGCAGATGGTAACACCAATCTATCAGGTTTCTTGTCAGGGTTTATCACTAGTACCCCGAAGTTTATCTCAGGTTTAGTGGATTCTGCAACTAAGATAGCTAAGGCGATCGGAGACCCTGTTAAAAAGATCGCAAGTGTTATTATTGAAAAATTCGACCCAGATACAGTTGTAGGTAAGACTTCTCTTAACGGGAAGGGATACGCAACTGGTATAAAAGGTGTGGCAGCTGGTGCTGTTAAAAACTTAAAAGAATTAATTAGTTCAGTAAACGATAATGCCGATGTGGGTTCAGCTGGAGAACCTAGTGGTTCTGGCGTTCAACGGTGGAAAGGTCTTGTACGTAAAGGTCTCGCAGCCAATAATTTAAGTACTAGTGCTTCAATGATCGCCCGTGTTCTTCGTCAGATTAGTACTGAATCTGGTGGTAACCCAAAAGCTAAACAACCCGGAGCAGATCCTGATGGTGATGGTTCTGGTCCAGCAATGGGTCTTATGCAGACTAAGCGTGCTACGTTTAACGCTAATGCGTTTAGCGGTCATAAGAACATTTATAATGGGTTTGATAGTATTTTAGCTGGTCTCCATTATGCTAAAAGAACTTATGGCTCAGGGTTAGGGTTCCTTGGTCAAGGCCACGGTTATGCTAATGGTGGTTTAGTTAACCAGAACCAAATGATTGAAATTGCAGAACAGAACAAACCAGAGATGGTTATTCCGTTGACTAATAAGAATCGTTCAGTCGCTCTCTTAAAGCAATCTGTCGATTACTTAGCTAACAACGACGGTTCGACACAAGCCGTCGCACAAACAGCTACTGGTGATTCTAGTGCGGTTGCGCAAGCAACCATCACTCAGTTAACCGCAATGGTCGAAGCCCAGCAACAAACGTTAGCTGCTTTGAATACGTTCATTCAAATGTTCGCCGGAACAGCATTTACGGATACTGATCTTAATGCTTACAAGAAGAATTTACGTGGTCAATCTATTTACAATAACCAACAATCTATAACGAAAGGTACGGGGTTAGCGAATGCCTAGTTTAAGTGAGAACGAATTTAACTTTAACGGATACAATAGTTATCATGATATGGGTTTAATCATGCAAAAGGTAGCGATACCAATTGCCCCTACCATGACAGAATCCGTTGCAGACATTCCCGGTAAGTACGGGAATGAGTTTTATGGTATGAATTATTCATCCAAACAGATAGATATTCCCGTTACTGCTATGGATTCCTCTTGGAAAGAGTTTCAGGAACATATGATTCTCTTGGGTGATATTCTAATTAACTTAGAAGATGAGTTGGGCACGGAATATCCCATTACGTTCGGGGCCAATCCAGATGTTACTTATTGGGGACACTGGACTGCGATTGGGACACCGGCATTTATCGGGACAGATGTTTTCGATACGTCATTTACGTTATCGTTTACGATGAGCGATCCACGAGGGTATTATCCTCAACGTCGCTACACTCTTAGTGGCAAGAACCTAAACCCAATCATGCTAGAAGGAAATACTACGGCTGAGTCCGTTATTCACATCATTCCAAAGCGAAGCTTATCATACTTTGGTTATATTGTCAACGGCGGTCAGTTCGGTGTTGGCCCTGATGATGCAATTGGTCAAGCAACCGTCAAAGAGCGTTTAACAGCAGTCATGACCGATACTGCTGACACAATGGCAGTATGGTCTCAGGATGCAGATCTCATTCGTGGTATTACTTCTAGTGGGACACAAACCAACCAAGGAGAAATGATTAGTCGATCTGCTACTAGTTCGATTATCGTAAGAACTTCTAAGGATGACGCTGGTAATGACGGTTTTGGTGTGCATAGATCAGATTATTATGGTCCAGTTGCAGTTCACGATGGTTTGGAAACAAACCTTACTGCATTTCACGTAGAAACTTGGATGCACCATTACAAATACTTTGGCTCTAGTAATGGTCGTGCAATTGGATCAGTAGAAACGCTGCTGTTAAACCCAACCAATCAAACGATTGCTCGCCTAACCATTCGGGATAACTCTGGTGGTAAGGTTCCTTACTTATTAGTTCAGTTCGGTTTGCCGGGGACTAAGTTCGTAGGTGGTGATAGAACCCATGAATCACTTATTAATACCGGTAGCTCGGGTCAAAGACTGCCACTTAATAGAAATGATAAGGATGTTTGGACTCAAATTGATCGTAAGACTAAAAAAGTAACGACTAGTTCAACAAAGAAAAGTACCTCTAAATATATGAATGTTCAGAATGCTGGTGAGCGAACCGCTTTATCAGACTTCTGGGGAAAGATTATGATTGAAAAGGATACTAACAACGTTTGGACTGCAAGCGTTACCCAGTACGATACTGGTACTGGTCATAAAGCAACGTGGAAGGGTGCCTATAATGCCAATCGTCGTTGGGTAGATTCTAAGAAGAAATACGCAAGTGTCACTCTTAGTACAATTGCTATTGTAATGCAAAAACACTCCATTACCGAAGATGACCAAAAGGTTGCCTACAAGGTTCCCTTTATGTCAATTAGTGGTGTTAATATCTATCGGGTTAACGACGTTGATCCAGACACTCCAGATGTGGTTGCCAAAGCGGGCCAAGAGATTATCATCAATACAGAAACGCAACAGGTTACTGTTGATGATGTTCAACTTCAGCCTGTATGGTCAACCGATTGGCCTAAATTTATTGGTGGTAAGGTTTGTACCCTTATCTTTGCAGGGGATATTGCCGATGCAGATATAAAAATGGATATCATTCCTAAAGTTAAATAGAAAGCTCCGGCTTTCTTATACATAAATTTAGAAAGGGGTATGTAAAGATGGCTTTAAAAGACACTTACATTATCTTAGATCCTCAATTAGTTCGGATAGGTACGTTAGATATTAACGGTGCCACCCCGTTCTCAAACGATTCTATTGTGCAAGAAATTGCAACTGCTGATAGTACAACTGATACCATTGACGTTAAAGATAGTACAAATACTAATATTACCTTAAATGCCAACTCAAAGCAATGGTCTCATACGGGGACGATTACTGTTGCGCAGGGTTACCCAGATAGCGCAAAGATGGTTGTTGGTAATAGTTTAGCTTATTGGGATGAGCTACAAGGTCACTGGTATATTATGTATATTTATCAGACAGAAGAATCTGGATCAGATGCCTCTGGTCGCCATATTACAACAGCTTATCTACAAAATTTAGCAGCCTATCGTATGAATGGCACTATTCCTATTAAGCAATCACAAGAGAGTGCCAATATCTTACTAGCGGCTCAGATGCTGTTTGCAGGAGTTAATTGGACGGTTGACCTAGAAACAACCTCTGGTTTAACAGCAGATATATCATATGACGGGGTGCAAACTACTCAATCATACTTTCAAGCGTTCTTACAGGCATACGATGTTGAAGCAGAAGCTTATGTAAAAATCGACTCAACAGGTATCGTTACAGATAAAGTTATTCACGTTGTTGACGAGTTAGACTCTGGAGGTGGGCCATATGATGACCTTAATTACAAAACTAACGTTACAGGGATCACACGAACCACAATCGGTTCTCAAATTATCACTGCTTTTAAACCAATTGGCTCTGATGGGACTTTAATTGGTAATGTTAACTCAGGTTCTGACTGTTTAGCACCGACCATATACCCTGATTATAAGTTAGGCTATATGGTCGGTGCTAAACAGTCAGAAGGTATTAATGATACCGCCGGTTTAAAGACTTGGGCACAGAAAGTATTAGCTTTGTACAATCACCCACGAGTTAACTACACGGTCACTGTATCAGAAGACTTTTTGGTTCCATTAGGGGCTAACGTCCGAGTTAAAGACTGGGATATGGAACCTGAAATGACAGTAGAATCACGAGTTATCCAACGAACATTCAGTAAAGCTAATCCTTTTGGAAATTCATTAGTTCTTGGTGAGTTTGTTACCGTTCAAGTGGTTACTCCTTCTTGGTTAACAAACCTTACTAGTAATTTAATTTCAGCTGTTGAAGACGCTCGTAACAACGCTGCCTCAATTAAGCCAGTGGCTCAGGCTCCTGATGGCAATAACTTTACGAGTATGAATGATACTAAGCGACTTATTTTACAGGCTTGGGAAGGCTCAACCAATATCAGTTCATATATTGATAATCTTGGATTTATTTGGCGTAAGGTTAAAGGTGATGGAAGCATTGATACTTCTTATCATTCTACTGGATACTTTCAAAAAGTTCCATATTCAGCATTAGGTACCCTTAACGGATCAATTGAGTCTGATTATATCATGAACGGTCCCGAGATATCATTTGAGGGTGCTGCTACCTATCTAGGTAGCTTTCCTGCCCATGGCCAATTATCTTGGAATATTGCTCAATTCATCGTTAAATTAAGCGACGGTAGGTATATGACTAGTCATTCAATGGGCAATACTGGGAACACAATGTATGCTATTAGAAATTCTAGTTTTGTATGTACCGACTACTGTATTCTGGCTAACGGTGGTCATGGTACTAGTTTCTGGGCAGAACTAAGTGGTAGTACAATTAAAATGTATACAATGTGGAAAGACCCGTCAGATTCTAAATGGTGTTTTGTTACTTGGAATTGGCAATCTGGGAGAGTCACAATTCCCACTACTAGCAATTTAATTACAACTCATGTAAAGTTTAGCGAATACAAGTGTATTAACGTTGACTCTGTTAACGGGTGGATGTTATTAAGAAACCAAAAGGGTCGCATGGATGCTTGTTTACTTGATGACATGCTAGCAGGAACTCTTAATCCCAAGTACTCTGTAACCATCACTGACTTTGGTTTTGATATCAATGCTCAAACATATCAAACACAAACGTTTAGTTACCCTTGGGTATATTGGAACTCTGGTGACATTAACCAAAAAGATAAGCGTATGTTATACGCTGCGAATATCGTTCATGGTGGTCAAGAATTTGAATACGCATATGGTAATGATTTTACGTTACCTAATAGCAATGATTATAACTTAGAACCAGAAGGCATTCAAGTGCACATCGAAAGTGGTAAGCCTTGGATGTATCTTCTCAATAATACGGTCGCTACGGCTGAAACCGTTGGTACTGGTCAAATAGAAAAAATATATAAAATGCCAATCTTATTGCGAGAAGCAGCGACAGAAATTGATCGTGGAGAAATTCCGATTGACGGGACGTACGTTGAACCGGATGCATAAAATCCGTATTTTATTATAAAAACGGGGTCTACAAACCCCGGTACATCAAAGTTTACAGACAAGACATTTTCTTAGGAGGGGTAATTTTGGCAGAATCAAACATTACACAGGTTATCTTAACAGATGACGGCATTAAAATCGTTGATGCACAGAACACGGCTAACGATGCCAAAGATGGTGTCATAGATTTAAACGATCCCAACTTGATGAGTGTCATTGAGAAACAAAATAATATCGTACAATTTGCGGGATTGACATCACAATATAATGTACTTGTTCAAAATGCAAAGGATGAAGGAATCAATATAGATTCCTTAACTATCGCATATAATAATTTAAACAAATTCATGGTTGGTGTCTTGACAGATCCAGATCACGCCAGTGATGTAGATCGAAAGACATACAAGAATTATAAAGACGCCTATAATTCCGAACTTGCAA